TCTTAAATATTTCATCAAATCCATTAACCTGATAATAGGCCTCTCTACGCACAAGCATACATGCGGCAGTCACCGCTTGAAACTCCTTCTTCAAATTCACATCCGGCGCATCGCTGGGCCAGTTTTTGTAAACATGCCTCGGGGAACCGTTCTTTTTAAAACCTACTCCTGCGTGCTGAATGGTCCCGTTGATATAAATACACTTAGCCCCCACTATCCCCACCTTTGGATCATCCATATTGGCTATCATAGGGGTTATAAAATCATTTGTAAATAGTGTGTCATTATTAAGGAATAAAAAATACTTCCCAACTGCAATAGAGGCCCCCTTGTTACACCCTTGGGCAAAATGGGTTTTCCCGTGATCGTTCCTTAAAAACCTGATACCGGAATACTTCTTAAGCTCCTCAATCATTTCAAGCGGTGAGCCGTTATCCACTACCACTATTTCCTTGGAAACGTCCTCGGTACAGAACTTCAAAAAATCAAAACATTGCTTTGTCATTAGCCAATTATCATATGTAATAATGATAATTGAAACCTTAGGATTTTCCATTATAACCTTCCAGGAACTTTTTTTACAAGCCAACTCGTGTCTTCGAAAACAAAATCCGGGGTTCCGAATATCTCATCGACCGCCGGCTTAACCCCATCACCCCTTGCGTCCTTCAAGCCATAATCATGGCCGCACATAAACCCGCCCATCTTAATCTTAGGCCAATACGCCAAGACGTCTTCTTTCACTGCACTGTATTTGTGGTCAGCATCAACATACACCATGCTCAGGTCTTCGGGGACATCATTGACTGCATCCATACTTAGCTTCCTTATAACAACGATATCCCTGCCAACTGTATTCTCCTTAAATGTCTGGTAGACCCCATCCCCGGTCTGGTGGACATCCTCGTTAGGAAAAAAAACGTCCACACAATAAACAGGGCTAAAGAATAAAGACCAAATACATGCCGACTCCCCATAAAACGATCCTATTTCAACCATTGGGCTCCCACGAAACTTAATAGGAATTCTTAAAAGAACCTCAATAAGTCCGTTCTGCTGGCAATAATTTGCTCTATGTATTTTTTTCATACTTCCTCTTTTTAGCTCGATCATCGAATACGGTGGCTAAACTCTGAATATCCAAATACTCCTGGAAGCCTCGCTGCGGACTTGGAATGTCAACCCTACCCTTTGCGCATTTATCCCTGTACTCCTCCGGGCTCCTTCCCCAATAGTGATTTATCCACGCAACCTTATCGGTCGGGTGTTTGGTGAACGGCCCTCTTACTGACTCATTGTAAACGTCAACAGTGTCACCCTGCATGTAGAAATTATGGGGAGTATGGTAATCCCTTACCCTTATAGGCTGAACGATAGATTTTACGTGATGGTTAGGCTGCCGATCTGCCGAAATCCTATACAACATCTTATCCACTTGGAGTATATCATTCTTCTCGTTAACCCCTCCAAAAACCAACCAATTCAACGCAAGTGCCGACCCATAACAACCCCCGATAATGTCTTTTATTGATTTCTCTTTATTCTCTACCATTATAAATTCATCATCATCGATGAAGGCAAGCCAATCGCAAGTCGGTAAGCATCCCGATTTCTGCTTCTGTAAACAATCCCGATAGATAGCCTTCTGAGCGTACCTTTCACTCCAATTATACACAAGAACGTTCTTATATTCAGAAAGCGTTTCTCTTATTGGTTTTACTGAACCATTATCATAAATAATAAAATTGTCGAATCCAAGAGCGGTATGCCACTCAACCCACTCCCTAAGATAAATCTCTCGACAATCCTTTATTACCGCGCAAATCCCTGTTCTCATTCTTTCACCTCAATATACCAATACCTTCGATCCTCTCGCGGCATAACCAAAATAGCCTTCTCGGCGCTCTGCTCCTTCTTCCTAATCAACCACCCCGGATACCACCAATCCAAACACCTACCAATATTCTTGGGTATTTGAACCGCTACGTCGCCGAATTGCACCACCTTCAACTCCCCATTGAAAACGGTAGTCGGTATTCCTTTAGCGGTTGGAAGATTCTTATTGAGCCCGCGGCGCCCTATCCATTTTGCGCCTTTTGAATGCCAATAATATCCTCCATGCTCAAACCAGAACCATTTACAACTTTTAACCCCGTGTTCAATCATCGGGGACTTCGGGCCTGAAGAAAACCACGAATACTTACCCTCTACGATCGCCGGTTCACGCACCCTGTTCTCTGTCAAACCCGCAGCCTTACACTCATCCAAATAAGCTTTGCGCTGTTCCTGTGATATCCCATCAAGGAAGCACATATCAATATCATTATCGTTGGGAAGGAAATCTCCGTAGAGCGCATACCCAAGAACATTCCCAAACCCAAGAAACATCTTATCCGCTATTCCTACCTTGCCCCCACACTCGATCATTCTCTTAATAAATTCATGACCGTTCTTTCTTCGTTCCTCGTCAAAAAAACAATTCTTAGGGTATTCTCGGCCTCTCTTATACTTTTCACTCCAATTGGAACTATAACTATCAAGGATTTCACCAAGATTAGCCGGGAACTTTAACGTGTCCCGATCCCAATCCGCCGGCATTTCCTCAATTGGAGTTCTCATATCGTCAACATGATGAACTATTACCTGCTCATTCGCCATAAACTCATGAAGCTGCTGCATAAAGCGGTAGGCTTCGGTATCCCCCGTAACTGCAATATGAACTTCCTTACATCCCTTAAGCGTTCCTGTGGCCACAAAATAAGCCAAGGTGCTATCAATTATAGCCCACTGCTTAAATGATCTCCGAAATAAACAAGTCAATGCAGTATAGAACCTATCCATTTATTCCCCTAATACCGTCTTTCCGCTTTTATCGATACACCTCAATTGCTCCCTAATTGCCGTTCCAGTATAAAATTTATCATAACTTCTCGGAAAAGCCGAATGCCTTATCTGTTGACTTTCCATATTCGCCAGCACTTCAGGATTCCCCGATAAATAAGTACAATGGTTGTAGCACACCCCAATATTCCTAAGAAAGAGGTCGTATTCAGCGAAAGTAATTTTACCAAAATGTTTATCATTAGTCACCACCTCCACTTTGCTTCTTAATCCACCGGGAAAAATCATATCGAAAGTAGTATTGAGGATACTTAGGGCTTCCCCCGCACCACACGACTCGCGCCCCTTGTAATCCAGAATCACAACAATAACTCTGCCGAATAATTCTGCAATACCCAATATGGTAATTAAATGCCCAAGGTGCGGCGGGTCATAACGTCCACTAAAAATCGCCGTATTATTTGGCTTGTTCTGCATTCCTCTTCCACCGCCACATTTTTGGACCTTCATGATACGCCTTCTCAAATCCCGTACTCTTCAGCAATCCCTTACTCTCACCGGTTAAAGCCTGTGTGAATATTGTATCAAAATTCACCTTCAGAGCCGATATAAGATTCTTCGCAAAACCAAGCCTGCGATACGCAGGGTCAACGTAGATATGCCAAATCGCGGCTTCCCTAATAGGCTTAGAGCCTACTAAGACAGGCTCCCTCATGTTAGCCGTTATAAGACAATACCCAGCCATCTGACAACCCTCTTCGTTAAATATCACATATTGCACCGGAGGTTGGGCTATCGGGACTATATCAATGTGTCGGTTCATAACCCTAACCGATCTTTGCAGGCCTGTGAACCGTTTGCGCAATCATCCGAACACCCCTCTCGCCTCGAACAAGCAGAACAACTTGCTGGCGCTCTCAATATTGGCGAAACAACAGAGATGGGAATATCATTCTTCCAGTCGATCTTCTCAAGATTCTCTTGGTACCTCTTATGAGCCCCATCACATCGACCCCGCCACTCACCACCGTATGCTGAAGGCATTCCAGCCATAAATCACCCCTTTATGCATATAACTGACATACCAGCCCGCATTTTATCGACACTTTATGTAATATACTCATAATTAACCCCTACGCTGTCTGCCATACTGCACGTTCCTTTTTGGGCTCTTCCTTCTCATGGTAGTCCTGAACCTTGAACTCCTTCTTCTTTGTACTCATCTGCCTCCTTAGGTCACTCACAATCAAACAAAGACATTGGGCGTATTCAAACCCATCGGTAGGCGCCTTATCACCATCCTTGTACCCCCATCCCCCAAACTGAGCCGCCGCTTCTATAACAACCTTATGTACCTCTATGCTTGATGGCTCGGTAGAAAATAAAGCATTCGCATAATTAATGGCTCCATACATCTCATAGAGCACCGGAATGCTTGGATTCCACTGTAAGGCGTTCTCTCTAAAACACTTACCTATTACCCTACAAGTACTCCTGTTTCCCGACTCAGATACAAAAGCCTCGTTACCCAAAATCCTTATATTTGCTATCTTACCTATCCTCATAGACTTAACGGCATCGGAACATATTATCTCGGGAATTATGGCTTCATATCTTTTCTCTTTGTATACCCAAAGCTTACCCTCTAAGGAATCCCATAAAGCCGCTAAGAAATAAACCGTATTACTTCTGTTCTGGAAATAGCAACCATAAACAATGGTTGAAGTTGATGTTTGATCCCAATTTATAGCAAAAGGAATTGTCTTTGATATTGAAAAAGTAGGCCATACCCTCCGCTCAGTACAAAGACACTTCATACATCCTGTAGTTCCATCGATTTGGTCCTTATACCTGGCTTCAGCTCTGAAGGCAACAGCCTCGTTCGTGTAGGCATCATTCCATGAGCCTTCAACAATAAACACCCTGCCGTTTGAAGCTGCTGAAGACAAGGGTCGAGCCCTTAGGATCTTATCTCCTGATACCGGATCGGATTGAGCGTCAAACCCAAGAAGTTTTCCACTTAAAAAATGAGAGGTAAACCTTCCTGCACTTCCTTTTTCTTCTTCCCAACGAATAGAAACATCAGGACCATCCTCCTTGGCGGTTTCGATTACCCTCTTTTCGGTAGTCCCCGGAGCTTCTCTAAATCTCTTAACATCGATGATATAAAAGTCACCCGCGAACTCCCCACACTCAACCCCTGCGGTCCATGCAGGGTCTTTCCCATCCTTCGCTTCAGTCGCGGCAAAGTCCCAATACCGCATTTTTCGAATCCCCTTTGGGAGCTCAGACATCTTGATCTTTTTAAACCATTTTGCCTCAAACATTCCACCTGAATAACTTATCTTCCAATTATTTCTTAGATATCGTTCAACGGAAACTCCATCCATTGTGGCAACATTGCTTTCGTAGCTCGGGTCGGACTCTAATCCTTTTGGATTATCCTTAGCCATAGAGGGAATAAATGTAAATGAAATTGGTTTTATATCACCATCTTTGTAGCTCTTATCAACCCAAATTATCCTTCCGTCTTTTCGAATAAAATATCTAATAACCCCCGATCGCTCTTTTATAGGATACCCGCTATCGGGGTGCCACCACCAACGAATTAAATCCGCAAGCCACCCTGGCTCTGCATTGCATGTGCAACGACAATACGCTGGCCCCGTGTACCCTGGCGCCGGTCTATTCCTTGCCCTTAAATAAAAGAATGCCTCTTCAGGGAATTCCTCTACCTGATCTATCCCAAGAAAACAGAATTGAGATGACCGGTAATTCACCATATTCGAGTCGTGCTGCATATGGTTGAATTTTATAAAAGCCCCACTCGGGAAAGTCCATAAGCAACGATCCTTTGTGGGAACTGCACCCATTTGTGGATAAATATTCGAAGCTATATCGGCAAGTCCACCGGAGTCGGTAATCTGCGGGTATGTTCTACGAAAGATTGATCCCCGATACTTCGGGTGCTTTACCCCTCTGCCCGCCTCCATAAGAAGAGAAATACTCTTACCTGAGAAGAACGTCCCGCCAGCTATCGCTATCGTCGCCCTTGTAGCACAAAACCACTCCTGCGGGCCAACCTGGGGGCGCTCTATCATCAGCTCATTCATTTATCTTTGGGCCCATACCATTATCGGGAAGTTGATAAACTCCTGGTGAAACATGGTTATCTGAAGGAATATTTTGCTCAGAATACAATTTATGGTGCTTCCCAAGCAATTGCAAGGCGGTCACCTTTGAATGGAATCTAAACCTAACCTTCCGTACCTTTTGGGCTTCCTTTCCTTCTCCTACCGTTCTCTCCTCTACCTCTATCTCTGAAATAGCCTTAGCTTCGGGACCAAGTTTTTTGATTGCTTTTTTGGTTTCATCGGGAAGGTCAAGAGCATCAACGTAATTCCGTGGATCAGAAAAACAAAGAATGGCAAGCTCTGCGATAATTTTCCGGCCCTGCTCGTTGACCGCGGCAGTTCCACCCATCATTTCAGCCCGGCACTTAGCAATAAACTGCGTGACCTGCGGACGCCTTAAAACCTGCCAACCTCTTTGATCCGCATAGGTATTGGTTTTACACTTAAACGAAAGCTTGGCGGATTTCCTTTGATCTCCGCTTAACAAATAGGCATAACAAAAATTTCTTTCGGATGTAGTAAGTCCGTCCGCTGGATCTCGCTTGTGGCCTGCTTGATTCACATTTCCACCTTACGGCAAAAGACCTTAATAATATATACAAGTTTATCGGTTAAGTCAAACTGTTTCTTTTATTTTAATAAACCGGGGAACATTCTATATCGGTATCTTTAATTTTGTACTTAAAATTATTATACTCACCCTTTGTAGTAACCATAATATCACCAATAATAATTTTGTAGTCCCCAAAATTAGTCCACCTTCTTCTGTCGTGCTTAAGGGTAAACATAATCTCATCGCCATTCATAAATGTATGAATCCATTTAACATAATCAACAGTATCATAGTATGTAATTGGGGTTTGCGAAAAACATAAACAAGATATTACGATGAGAAAAAAAACAACCTTATTCATTATCTCCTTCGCCCCTTCTGCTCAAATCATCGATCATTTTCGGTGTTATTACCCGGCCGTCCCGGATATGAAAGTTGCATTCCGAGCCTGAGCACCAAACATTACCCTTGGCGTTCTTCATCAGCCTCTTGCCGCAACTACAACGGACCTGCACCATAACCCCTAATGAGTCATTCGGCATATTTCCTCCCCTTAAAATAGGCTCAGTTGTTCTACCTTCTCTTTTTTAACTTCCGGGCTACCGGATTTGAACCGATGACACCTTGCGCCCAAGGCAAGTGCCCTACCAGACTGGGCCAAGCCCGGAATTTCAGGAGAACAGGGCTCATGAGCTTTAGGTTCCTTGCCACTCCCTCGCCGAATGCCTTTCGATTTGAACCAAACCCCTGAGCCGCTTAATCTCGTTTAACTGAACGGTAACAATCACACAAGCTACCGCCAGCATCAGGACAACTACTCCATTAAGAATTTCCATTCTTAGCCTCCCTTGTTAATATATTTACCGCGTTCCCTGCAAACATGCCGACACCAAATCCGGTCAACCGTTTTTCTCTCCCTTAAACAGAAAATTACCCTTTCTGGCAACTTTCTGTCAATAGCAGGGCAATTAATAACCAGCTCATAATGGCAAGTTATTCTTTTCGTCATACTAAAATTCAACCGGTCGAAGACCAACACCGATTTGAATTCCATGAACCACACCTTCCCAGCGAGCCTCCTCAGTTTTGGATTGTGCCGCCGCCCTAAAATTATCCGCTCTTTGAATCACCTTACGGGCCTTATCAAGGCCAAGGGGAACGTACTCGGACACATCCTTGACCTGGACCTTCTCCCCGGCCTTAACCTTGTCCACGGCCTTCTGTCGCTTCTCTGGCGTAGCTTTGGTGGCTTTGGCAGCGGCAGTCGCGGACATGTTCCCACTCTCAACCGCGTCCTGCAACTCCTTCGGGGCATCGATAAGGCTCATAGTATTGGAAACCTGCTGCGCACTCTTACCTACCCTCTGGCCTATCTTTGCAAAGGTCCAGCCAACATCCATGAGCCGCTTGTACGCCTTCGCGAGTTCAAGCGCATTGAGCGGAAGGGAAAGGTTTTCTCCGCCCTGTTGAATCTGTCGCATAAGCCGCTCATCCGCAGATAGATTCTTGGGCTCTGCCTTACACAAAAGCGCATCAAACCGGACCCCAACTGCCCCTTGCTTTGTCCACTCTACATAATGGTCATTAACGTACTTAGCGGCCCTGAAACGTCTGGCTCCATTGGTGAAAACCGCCTTATCCCCGACTAACCTGACTTCGCAAGCCTCAAGCTGACCTGCGTTAAAAAGCGAAATCGCAAGATCAGGTATGTTCGAAAAGTCCTGCCTCGGTTGTGTCCCGTCCTCCTCCAACAGCTCCATCGGTATCAAGAACTGGTCCTTCCGGCTCGTCGCCATGTCCTGGAGTCTCATCTTTTCCATCCTTTGAAGTGGGGAATAGAATTGTTTCTAACGAAAGCTGCTCACATTTTTTACTCAGCAAATCAAGAATCAAATTCACTTGCTCCTGATTGCTTCTAAGTACCTGGTTAAGACCCCCGGCGAGCATTTCAGCCGCCGGCCGATCCGGGCAATTAATGACAACTATTTTCTTTCCAAGCTTAACCCGTGCTATTCCCGCCTTCACCTGAACCACGAAAACAACATTACCCAAAGCCTTACCGAACTTCCTCATCAATTTGGTTTTTGTCTCAATATTCATTTGTCCGTCCATAATATCCCCTACAATTGAATGACCGACCTTGCGTATAAACACGCGGCTATATATACTCTACGATGATCTGAATTTTCTTTGTGAACTCCCAAAACCTTCTCTTCAAAAGCCACAATATCCCCACTAAAACAACCGCAAATTACCATAATTGTCTTTTTATCTTTGTAAAACGTAGTATACGAATCACGAGAACCAATAGGCCCAACAACCACGCAATCATAGGTTTTCTCGATGTGCGAATAATCACCGATGCGCGAATCATCACCGATGCGCGAACGATCACCGATGCTCGAACGATCACCGATGCTCGAACGATTACCGATGCGCGAACCATCACCGATGCTCGAACCATCACCGATGCGCGAACCATCACCGATGCTCGAATAATTACCGATGCGCGAATAATTACCGATGCGCGAACCATCACCGATGCTCGAACCATCACCGATGCTCGAACCATCACCGATGCTCGAACGATCACCGATGCTCGAACGATCACCGATGCTCGAATAATTACCGATGCGCGAATAATTACCGATGCGCGAATAATTACCGATGCGCGAACCATCACCGATGCTCGAATAATTACCGATGCGCGAATAATTACCGATGCGCGAACCATCACCGATGCTCGAACCATTACCGATGCGCGAACCATTACCGATGCTCGAACGATCACCGATGCCTATATTCCTACTCTTAAACTCATCTGCAAAATCCCCAAGAGAATCTTTCTCGAACAATTGCCACTCATTCTTTTCGTCCCTCAACCACAACTTAACTTTGCTCTTAGTATTCATCTTTTACTCCTCGTAAGTGGTATTTCTGCCTCTGCCATGATATTATAATCACACTTAGATAATGTTTTTCGATCCGCCTCAAATGCCCTATGAAGCGTATATCTTAAAATCTCAGAATCGGGCACCTCTAATCTTCCCCGACCCGATTTTACTGCCAAATAATTTTCGTAGAACCTAAGTACCTCAATATCACCAGCGAGAATAGTCAACAGTACCATTCTGGCTTCCGATATCGGCACTTTCTTTTGTCGGGACATCTTCTTTTTTTATCTCCTGGTAAGAACAATACCCCTTAATGCTGGCTTCGCACAGATCACCTTTTTTAACTTCGCATTCCCTTGGGTTCAAGCATTTCATACCTTATTTAATATATATCAAAATAGATTGATTGTCTATATTTTTTTTTACCATTCTTCGTCTTTTTTTCCAAACACCCTTTCATAGTGCCCTTGAATCTGCCCTCGGTACTTTTTAATAAGCTTTGCACCTATAACGGCTTGTTTCGGACTCAAAAAAACACATTCAGCCAATGAGTGCCCTATTCTTGCGTCAATTTTGCTAAATCCAACACCGTTAACCATGTGCGCAAAATCACCATCGTTACCGGCTAAAGATTTCAATCCCTCATGAATAACCTCAATCTGTTCTTGGGTAAGCTTCGCCGCCGCTTCGGCTATTTGTTTCCTACTGCTATTATGAGACACTGCCTGGCTCCGCAAAGGTAATACCGGCTCTCTTTCAGTTATTTTATCCAAAGCTGCTTCGATAATTTTCTGTTTTGAAATAATCGTAGCCGCCATTTTTACATCAATGGATTCCCTAAGCACTAAATGATAAACATTCACCACATCAGCTTGACTTATGCGATGAAGTCTGTCTTCAGCCTGACTTAAATCCCCTGGCGTCCACGGTAATTCCACTACATAAACATGCGAAGCGGCAGTTAATGTAATCCCGAGCCCACCAGCCTTTATTGAAACTACCGCCAGTTTGCATGCGGGGTCACTTTGAAACCGATCAACCGCTGCCTGGCGGTCTTCCAGGTTTACCTCGCCGTAAATTAAGACCGACTCAAGAGACCATGCTTTTTGAAACGCCAACCCGACTTCATGATGATGAAAAAAAACAACAGCCTTCGGAACTACTTCTAATTGTTCTTTTAGATACTCAATTGCGTAGGGGATCTTCGCAACCGCTGTTTCGTGCCTAATTCGTGCCATTTCCTCAAAACGATACGAATTCGCCTTACTCATGCACTCTATCGCGGTTTTATATTCGTCGTCGTTATCCGTGGCCTTGGCAAGCTCCGCCTGAGCTGCCATTTCTATCATACCCTCATCGTTATTTATCCGATCCTGATATTCTTTTTCATGCGTCAGGGCGGCTTTCACTACACCGTCGTTTTCATTGTACTCCAACTCCACTACCTGGCGAATTTTAGGCGGCAATTCGGTCAAAACTTCACTCTTCATTCTCCGAATCATGCACCGCTCTCTAAGTATAACCTGTAGCTCCTCAAGACGTTCCTGACTCGCCGCACCTTTAAAATCCGTTCCATACCTTCCTGCTTGCACATTGCAATACCTCTTATGGTAGTACCAAAAAGTTTTCTGATTCCACTTCTCCGGGTCCACAGCACTGATAAGCGGCCATAATTCTGCGGGACAATTCACTATGGGCGTCCCTGTTGTAAATATCTTTCTTCGCGCTTGAATCCTGTCGTAACAAATTGCCCCCTCTTTCTTGGCTACCACCGTCCCCATAATCGATTGATACCGAACAGTTTTCATATTTTTCAGATAATGCGCTTCGTCAATAATCAACAAGTCCCATTGAATCGAAGACAACTTCTTATTTGTTTTTCCTACAGCCTCATAATTAGTAATCACTACGTTGTATCCGTCCGCTGGCATGGGGACGACTTTCGTGTCGGCAATTCCTATTTTAACCGGCCGAACCAACCACCTCCCCATTTCTCGTTGCCAATTTAATTTCAGTGTCGCCGGGGAAATAACCAAAACCGTTTTTATCGTTTCATCAGCATTGATTACCCCAATAGCCTCAATAGTTTTACCGATTCCCATATCATCCGCAAGTAACGAAGATTGACGCCGAAGCATATAATCTATCCCCGCTTTTTGAAACGGAAAATAATCATACCCCTCCGGGTGCGGATAACTATTGAAAGAAACGCTTTGCCGAGACCCGACAAGGCTTTCTACCGCATGAATTTTTCTTGCACTTAATTCTTTCGCCCACTCCGCCTGTGGGTCGGCTGCATAGTCTGCAAGTTTAGTCGCCTTGTCTTTGTCGCTTGTCCACCAAATTCTTTTCCCTATCCACTTTCCGTTTTCATCTTTTTTTCCATGAAAAGAAAATCCCGCTGCCTTCGGAATATCCTTCTCGCTAAAATCACTTTGGCAATACCAAACCCGATCTCCAAGTTTTACCCAATACGCCCACGAATCATCATTCGCTATGGTTTGGAATAAAATCATACCTGAAGCTCCGCAGTGACCTCGCGATCATATCCGTACTTAGCCGCCTGCTGCCTGGCTGTTTCCAAATCACTGCTGATTGATGTATGGAAATTTCCTCGCTTATCAACGTATGACCATTGTACTCTCTGCCGGCCTTCGTGACCACTGAAATACTCGTACTTCAGAACGTCTTTCTGATCATTCTCCGCAAGCTTTGCCATTATCAGCAACTCGTCTCGACCAAAGATCGAAGTCACCATTTCCCTCTCCTTGTAAAAGAGCAACCAAAACCCCGTGATAATATCCACCAGTTATAATGCCCCTGCTCTGCCCTTCGGTGGCCCCTGCCAAAAGAATTAAAATATCTCGTTTACTCATATCTTAATTATATATCAAACTATATTTGATTGCAAGCTTTTTCTTGTAATTCTTTCACTTTTTTCTTGTACTCCTCAATTTTTATTTCTAACCACCATGAATTCATTTTTACCCCCCGCACCATACTGAGGTCCTTCAATAACCCCGCGGTACCTCTTCCATATAACCGATCTATTTGCTGACCATGCCTAAACTGCTCTCCCAAACGATATCTATTACAGTAAGAACACTGAGTATGGACATTCCGCTCATCCCACCGAGTGGCCTTCCGGTCCCGCTGCACAAAATGACCGGCATCCATTTCTTTCCAATCCGCTACCCTCCCGCAGGTAATACAGCTACACGTACCCTGCTTACTCGAATCCCGGAGACGAATATACTGAGAGAATATCATATCCAAGCGAGCAATCAACTTCGGCATAGACTTGGGTTTTCTCGACGGCTTAGGAAATGCCACCTGATTTTTTGGTATCACTTTGGTGCTCCCGTCGATTCTAAAATATCCCTTAATGCGTTCCTATGCTCTTTTCTGTCGTCAATATACACATTATCAACCGTCGTGTCTTGAAATTGATCGAACATTATCTTACTCACCTCTAAATCCCTAACCGGCATTATCTCATTAATAAACTTTGAGTTCTTGGGGTTTCGGTTAACGTAAAAATGACAAGCTTTCAATACTAACATTAAGCACTCCTAATCCGATAATCATAAAAACTGGTGTAGGTTTTATTGTTACTTGTTTTTTTAAAATCCTCACTGCCATTCTCAGTGACCTTCTGTCGCCGTTTTCTTAGCCCGTTATTCCTACGACACCTACAACACTTATCATGGTTGTATACCGTCTTAGGAATAACCGCACCACATGCGCACCGGTGAGTGTGAAAAGAATAATCAGCATAAAATTCAAGATCGGCCTTTCCCTTCCCCGCTATTGCTTCAGTTCTATCACTCATATTTCCTCATCGGGTATTTCTACATTAAAAATCCCCTGACGGCCCTTCACAGGAATCGGGTGTTCAAGCTTTCTTATATCCGTTAAAAATAAACCATACCTAATAAAGCCTTCCCCGCAATTAATCATTGCCCTTTGGGAAAATTGCCTTCCTTGGCCCCCTGACATAGCAGTATACCCATTCACAAAAGCCGTACAGATGATTACGCCTCGATTAAGAATGGTTATTTTACCTTCAGCTATTTCCTTTGCCTCTTTGGCCATCCAGGGTCGAGCCACAAACCCAAACGAATAATCAAACTGCCGTGCCGCATGAATAGCTATCGTAACACCATACAACCCCTTAAACCTATTATGCGTCCGAGTCTCAATTGTCTTTAATCCTTCGGCTACCAACTGCGCCCACGGTTGCCATAAAGAAATACACGGTAGTTCCATCACCACTCCTCTGTTTGGGTGTCTAACTCACTGAATCTCGTATATTCGGCATTCCAATTTAATACCACTTCTCCCAAAGGTCCATTTCTTTGTTTTCCAATAATTATTTCTGCCTTGTGCCGGTCTTCTTCTTTTTTTGTATAAATAAAATCCCGATGAACGAATAAAACAATGTCCGCGTCTTCCTCGACCGCTCCTGAATCTCGTAGGTCCGATAACTGAGGCTTAGGAACCGACTTCTTACCCTTCTGTGGTCGAGAAATCTGATGCAAGGCGACAATAGGTCGATCCAATTCCTTCGTAAGATTTTTCAATCCATGGGATATCTCAGTCATACGGTCAATAGCATTATGCTGCCTCGATCCCATTAACCTGGTATGGTCGATATAAATAACCTCTATCCCAAACTGCCGTATTGCTCGCCTGGAAACTGTCCGTATCTGATTCAAGGTTATCCCTGAAGCGTCGCAACCATAAATCGGTGCGTCAGCTATTCTCCCCGCAGCCTCCGCCACCATTCTCTGCTTCTCGCTCCCCATATCCATCTTTCGGATATTGTAAAGCCCCACAGAAGATTCAATCGATAACGCCCGCTGACCAAGCCCCAATTGGCTCATCTCAATCGTGAAAATTAAAATCGGAATTCTATGAACAACGGTTTGGCGTGTTATAAAATTCATTGCCATTGCCGTCTTTCCGCTTGAGGGCCTACCGGCTATTATAATAAAATCCGGCCTGCAAAAACCAAGTAATATATCATCCAAACTCTGATACCCCGTCGTAACTCCGATTCTACCGCCCTTTTGTATCCGCTCCATCTCATCATACGTTTTTCTCACCATGTCCGTTGCTGTAAAAATCGGGCAAGCTATCCCATGTGAAGTAGCAACCTCAAAAATCTTATTCGACGCACATTCTAAAGCCTTCTCGGGGTCGGTTTCCTCATCGAAACACTCAGTATGAATTTCCCCAGCGATGGCTATTAGATGCCTCAAGATGGCCTTATTTCTTAGAATTTTAGCGTAGTATTCAATGTTCCCAGACGTAGCTATAGCCTCGACTATATCAGCTAAATACCCGTCATTTCCTACCTCATCCAGCCAGGATTTCATCCTCAAATTATTTGAAACCGAAACTATGTCAATCGGCTCGTTCTTCTCGAAAAGAGCGAGCATGCATAAAAAAATCTTCCGGTTAGCCCCAGTATAAAAGCAGTTCTCCGACAAAATACCAAAAGCGATCTCCGCCGCCGCTCGATCTGCCATTATCGACCCAAGAACCGTTCTCTCCACATCGGGCGCCTGAGGAGGTATCCGCTCACCATTCTTCATTTTCAACACTCGATCCCATTTCATCCTTTTTGATATTAAACCGCTTCAATATTTCTTCGAAAGCTTGTTTTTTGTCCTTTATGTCTCGATAAACTTCCCAAATTTCCCGATAAAGCGCCTCATTTTTTGAGTCTGCATCAGGGAAATTGTAATCCTGCCATCCCTTGTCCCCGTAAATCGCCTCCCATTGTCGATACAGGTAATTTAGAACCACCTCAGAGTCGGTTAGGGTCGTGTTGCCCTTAAATCTCTGAAAAGGAGTTTTAGGAGCTTCTGGTGCGGTTTCTTCGTTATCATCAGCGGCTTCAGACTTTTTGCTGTCCCCAAGACCATCTAAGCGCCCTAATTTCCACTTTTCCCGCAATGTGCCGGCGCTGCGTATCTGCTTGCTCCAAAATTGGTCTTCGAAAACAGCGTCAACCTTAGATCGAATCTGTTCCTCAGTGCGTTTGTCCTGTTCGATCATAAGCCGAAATTGATTATTCCATTTACCTAAATCGCTCTCTTTGAAAACTGCATCTGTGCCTGAGTCTTTGATTTTTTTAAGAAGGTACTCTGATAAGAGCAAATATTTACTATTTTCAGAAGTTTTCTTTAAAGAAGAAACTTTCTTTCCTTTTCTTTCTTTATTTATATCTAATAGTAAGGGATTTGCCATTTTTGTCATAGCAGACACGACACCCATGTCGTATCTAAAATTACATATCAAAGATCGTTGCCTGCCATCAAAATTGGTCTGTAAAATGAGGTTGTATTTTTTTAAATTTGAGATATATCTCTGAACTTGCCGGTCGCTAACCTTTAAAAACTTAGCGAAGTATTCATTTGAAGCGAAACAACCCTTTTTTTCATCCGAGAGAGAATAAATATCAGAGAATAGAATTTTTTCGTTAGCATCCAACCTTTCGTCTAAATAAATTTCCTTTGGTATCCAAATACCCCTAAATCCTCGGTGTTCATCCATTTTTCATCCCCCTATAAACGACAAAAACCCCTGAAGGGTCGCCGGGCTGGCACAATAGCCCATCCTCCAGGGGTTATGGTAAAACGATTTACGATGGTAATATACTTCATTCTGTGCCTTTTTGCAATCGTATCCCGTGCGACGAGGATACACCTAATAATATAATTAACGCATAGCTAAAAACAACTGCTTATTAAAAGGCCTCGGCGTTATGCTGAACACGATTCGCCGCCCACTCAGGCTCACGCCTGACAATTTGGAGTATATTTCCGCTCAATCCATCCTGATCGTGATAAACCTTTGTTAAGTCCACTTAGCGCCGCCTTTCAATACGTGTTTTAGAGCGACCGGAGTTTACACCAACGTTCGCAGCATGTACGAACGTGCCGCCTATAAATTCTTTTCCAAAATATCCAGCGGCATTTCGTACTGCTGCTGTTGTTTGACTGTTGCGCCGGACTCCTTGAATATTGCGCCCGGCTCGAAAAGGCTTGTTTTTGCGGCTGCCTCCTGAATGCGTCGCTTACTCACGGCCACGTATTGCGCGGATTGTTCAATGCAAATAAAATTGCGACCAAGCTCGATGCATGCAATGGCTGTTGTGCTGCTGCCCGCGAACGGATCGAGAACCACATCGCCGGGGAGTGTGTGCAGCTCGATGAAACGCCGAACGAGCGCAAGAGGCTTCTCGTTTGGGTGTTCGCGGTCTCGCGGCGGCGACATTGTTAGAATGTTCCTTTGCGTGACGGTTTCGTCTGCCCAGCGAAGGCGGCCCCCGGCACGGTGAGCGACCATAATCATTTCGTGCTGCCGCCTATAACGCCAGCCAAGGCCGGGGTTGCACTTATCCCAGATAACGCTATGAAAGAACGACAAGCCGCCTTCATCCATGCGCTGGGCTACCCACGCAAAGGTCGGCTTTGGGCCGCCGCCGCCGCCGCCGCAGCAGCAGCAGCAGCAGCAGTCGCTCTTTAGGAGCCGCGCTGCATGTGTAAGCATGCCTGAAACCACACGGCGCATACTCTCCGCGTCATCGTTGCCGATTGGTTTATTTTCAATGCCACGATGGTTGTTTAATCTTTCGTTCCAGTCGCCGTCGTGGTTTCCGTGGCCGTATGGTGGATCTGTGAAAATCATATCGACGCATTCTCCTGGCAGCCGCGCCATAACCTCTAAGCAATCGCCGTGAATCACGGTGTTAAGAAAGGGCTGTATTTCGGGCGCAATCATAATAACGCTCTCCGGCGTAATTGCAAACAACGTTTGCGCTATGCTGACGTGCCGGTTCCTCCGGCATGTGGCTTTAGCCCTTGCAGCATGGCGCTGTTGTTTGCTGTACCGGGGCACTCCGCAATGTCCTGCGCGCCCCTCTTTTGTGGGCCAGGACGGCCCATGAATTACCCTCAAAAAAATAATTAAAATAAGTATTGACAACGCAAGCAGCTTGTGTTATATTTAAGGTGTAGGCAAAAGAGATCAAAACCCAAAGGAGAGCAAAATGGACACTTACAAAACACTCGACCAGGCAAGAGCGGCAAAAGGTCAGATAGCGCAATGTATCCTTGAGATCGAGCACCAGACCGCGGGGATCTGTTTCATCGGCAGCAAGGCGCCGATGTCTCTCATGCAGGCCGCGCTCAAGGCCAAGCCGATGGCCGAGATTATCCGGGTGATTGCCGAGCATGACCACCGCGACGAGGCACAGATAGCCTCTGATAATGCACGCATGGAGGCTGAGGCTGACGCCCACCGCAAATGCGAGCGTTGTGGCGAGCACGTAGGCCACGACGCCTATCGCCAGACCGAGAACAGCAGATACGGTAAGGTGACCACCTACTACTGTGACTCGTGCCGCCAACTGCTCACGCAGATCGGCGCAGGCGAGCACACCGCAATGCAAGATAGAGCATCCGACAGACCCGACAATACACCCTACACCAAGGAGGACTGATGTACCTGACACGAGACGGCGAGACAGTGACACGCGAGGAGATTCAACAAGCATTCGAGGCGGGCAAGGCTCGCCTCGTCCACGGCTACCGCGATGCATCGCAAGGAGGATCGAGCGTAAGCACAAGCCTGCGACTGGACGGCAAAGATTTTGATACCCGCGAGGATTGCTACTCGGTTTGGGAAGCTGCGTGGACACGCAAGCCTGAGACACTCCGAGAGTGCCTCGAAGGAGCTCATTAACAAATGACAACAACGCCGATAAAAAAGTATCTAGCAGAAATCGGGCGAAAAGGTGGAGAAGCCGGAACCGGAGAGTCAAAAAGTCGCGGCGACTCAGAACACTATAAAAAGATGCGTGCGGCGAGAGAGGCCAAGCGCAAAGATAAGCAAAAGTAAAGTTATTCATTTTTTTTCTTCTGGCCCGCACGATGCGGGCTTTTTGTTTTGGGGCGCGCCTATAAATTCGCTCTGCCCCGGTATTACAAACAACGTATGCCGTGTTACGACGTTGCCGCTTCGGCAATGTGGGTGCTTCGCCCCTTGCGTAACGCGGCTGTTGTAAGATGTACCGGCTCCGCTCCTTGATTTTCTGCGGGCGGCTCCGCGCACACGACGTGCGCTCTTATTTCTTTCAGTTTCATTCCGAGGCGATGCGCCTTGACTTTATACGAATCATAAGTGCGCCCGGTAACTTTCCCGGTTCTTTTCAGTTCTTCAATTTCTTCCTTGGAGTATCGCTTCGCTGGTTTCCCTGAACATTCTTTAAGCGGCTTCTGAATGAGCATATCTGCAAGATCGCGAACAGATACAAGCATCCGCTTCACGTATTTATTTTCAGCTTTTTCTTTTTTCACCTTGAGTAGTCCGGCGCGTATTCTCTGGTGAATTGTTTTATGATCGACGTTAAGCAATTCTGCGGCCTTCCGTATTGAAAGTTTTTTTTCCTCATATGCCTTCGGATCTCGGTCACGCATGTTTGAGAAAACGTAACGTGCATGAGAAATTGAATAATGCTCATTGAAGACTTCAGGGAATGTTGAAAGCGAATCAGTAAGAGACATGATTTTCAATCTTCCTTAAAATGTCAGGGTAATATTCCTTTTCCCATTCAGCGCGACCGATTCCGTCACCCTCCTTGTTTCCAAGTGAGGCAACACGCAATCTGTCCCGCTCATATCTTCCTCCACTAAGCATTGCATAGTTCGGGTGTATCGGCAAATCGTTAATTTGTAAATATGCGAATATGTCTTTGACAGTAAAAAATTCAAATGGGGCAAAACTGTTTATTGATTCTCTGCCATGCCCGATGAAGCGCATCTTTCTTTTTGCCGATTCATCCTTGCGTATCCCGGTAACATGCGCCCCATGCTTTAATTTCAATTCGTTTAAAATCTGATACCAACGAACCGGCTTTCCGTTCTTAAACCATGAAGCTGGTGCATTCTTGTATGAATACGATTCCTCCTTGTAATTGATCTCATACTCTGAAAGAAAAATGTTTCTAACAATAATGCTGTATGGATTCTCATTGTCAAGCATTCTGATATATACAAACAACGGGTTCCCGATTTTAAGAGTATGAATCATGTGAGCAAGAACAACACTATCCTTGCCCCATGAAACACCTACATAATAAAATCGATTGCTTGTCATATACTCTTTGATAATCCACAATGTTTTATCAAGTCGGTATTTAAAGCCCTTGGATTCCGAATGATATAAATCACACGTTTCATGCGCTTGCCAATGCTTTAAATCCTCTGGCTTATGTCGATCACACGTTATCAGCATGGTTCTAAAATCTCCATATAATTATCAGGATGCCAGTAGGGCGGTTTGCATGCCCCGTATGACCTACGAGCGCCCTTGATTGCTGGATCATTCACAAAAGGAATGCTTCGCATTAAAACCCCGTCTGCAATCACAGAAAAGTCTTCCTGCATTTCCTCAAACTCAAAATTCTTAATGTATCCATATCCGATATTCCGATGCTTTCCGATGGCGAAAACTCCCTTTAGCAATTTTCTTACCTCGACCTTGTCCCCACGAAAGAAATAAACCACCTTTGGAATGAGCATGACACGGATAGGAACGAAACGCATTTTGTACGGGCCGGAAGCAATCAGCAACGATTTTCTTTCATCTTCCCGCAGCATGAGTGCCATTTTATCGCATTCAAACCGCTTCGCCTGCCGTTCAGTATATTCGTGCTCTATCTGATAGATTGGATCAGAGCAGCGGAACACATCGACTCCGGCAATAGTTTTCTTACACAACGGCAAGTGCTCACACTTTTTCACCTGAGATAATGGAACGTTGCGAGTTAATTTCTCGGGCATGAAATTCTCGTGCTGCTTAAGGTTCAAATCGTCGCTCCTGTTCAGCCCTAGCCTATTTGATAGCTCCCACATAAGAAGAGCATCAAGCGCTGGCGGCTTGACCGCCAGAGGCGTAAGCATGTTAATTGTCAATCGCCAGTTCTTCAGCATGTGCATCTTCTTTCTTTTTGATGTCTTTTTTTGAGGCGAACGAATCGAATAACCAGCTTTTGATTTCCTCTTTTTTACTCATAATGTGCTCTTTGTACGCCACAATAAGCGGCGCGACTTCAAGCACATCGGATGCAATGAGAAAAATCTTACACCGACCATGCCCGCGACTGCCTTGCCCACCAATGAAACCATTCCACATTGACAAGGAATGAAACAGCGCCCCGAGTTCCAGATCGCTCACGTTGTTGAGCACAAAACCGAGATAGAACATGGAACCTGCAACGATGGTTTGCCCGTTGAAGATCATGAGATGGGATTTTTCTTTCTCTTCGCCAGCATTCAGTTCGTCAATCGCCGCGAAAAAATCAATGTCTTTCATCTTGTTTGCATCGCCACGGGTGTACTGGTACTGATCAATAAATCGCTCAGCCGGAAATATTGTTGAATCAATAGCGCATTCCTGCGGAAGGATGCTACTGATTCTTTCCGCGTTCTCCCTACAAATCAACATGCCGCGAAGAACATTTAGC